TGTCCATCCGCAGCTGACAGGCGAATGTAAAGATTGGACTAAGCATGTAGTGCCGACGGTGTAGTAATTTCGGACGCGGGTTCAAATCCCGCCAGCTCCACCAAAATTCTTCAAAGATGGTTCCAGTGCCATCCGCAGAAGTCCTGAAAGCCCGCACGGCACAAGCCCTGCGGGCTTTTTTGTGTCTGTAACCTTCCGAGACGATCCGCCTGAATCCAGAGATAATTGGTACACGTTTAGGTACACGCTATAATGTGGGCCAAAAACGTGTACCAATTATGGACGGAAACCAGTCATGGCGCGGATCACACGCCCCCTCACCAATAACGAAATTCTCAAAGCTAAGCCTCAAGAGAAAGACTTTACGTTGCATGATGGCGATGGGCTTTTCCTTCTCGTCAAAACGTCAGGAAAGAAGCTATGGCGGTTTCGCTACCAGCGGCCAGCAAGTAGCAGCCGTACGAATCTCAGCCTTGGCTCATACCCTGCCCTAACGCTCGCTGCCGCACGCCAAATGCGTGACCAGTATCTGTCGCTTCTCGCTCAAGGAATCGATCCACAGAAGCAACAAGAGGAGGTTTCTGAGCAACGTCAGATTGAGCTGGATAGCATTTTTTCAGTTGTGGCTGGAAAGTGGTTCCAGCTTAAGAGCAAAAGCGTCACCGAGGATTATGCGAAGGATATTTGGCGATCGCTTGAGAAAGACATCTTCCCAACTATCGGTGAGATTCCTGTTCAAGCGCTTAAAGCCAGAACGATCGTTGAAGCACTGGAGCCGATTAAAGCTCGCGGGGCACTTGAGACAGTTCGCCGGTTGGTGCAGCGCATCAACGAGATCATGATTTATGCAGTTAACACGGGGTTGATTGATGCGAATCCTGCTTCAGGCGTCGGTATGGCATTTGAAAAACCTAAAAAGCAAAACATGCCCACGCTTAGGCCAGAGGAATTGCCAAAGTTAATGCGTTCTTTGGTCATGTCAAACTTATCTGTTCCTACTCGCTGTCTTATTGAATGGCAGCTCCTTACTCTCGTGCGTCCATCTGAAGCATCTGGTGCACGATGGGAAGAAATCGATCTCGATGCAAAGCTATGGACGATTCCGGCTGAGCGAATGAAAGCTAAACGCCAACATATTGTTCCTCTCTCAACTCAGGCTATAGCAATATTGGAAGTGTTGAAGCCAATTAGCGCACATCGAGAACATATTTTCCCAAGCAGGAACGATCCGAAAAAACCGATGAACAGTCAAACAGCAAATGCAGCCTTGAAACGCATTGGGTACGGTGGAAAACTAGTGGCACACGGGCTGCGTTCTATAGCAAGCACTGCTCTAAATGAACAGGGATTCAGTGCTGATGTTATAGAGGCAGCTCTAGCACATAGTGATAAAAATGAAGTTAGGCGAGCGTATAACCGCTCTACCTATTTGAACAAACGAATCGAGTTAATGAACTGGTGGGGAAGTTTCGTCCGTTAATTAATTATAAGTGACTATGATAGTCATAGTCACTTACTATAACTAGTGTTTCATGCCATATTTTATCTCTCTCTCTTTAAAAGCTTTCACTCCTCCTTCGAGAATATGGCAAACATGGTCCCTGATTGCACTTTCAAATAGAATTCCTTTTCTACTTCCATCTATTTTATTATTCTCCAAAGATCCGAAGCAATATTCGAATTGATATTTCTCATTTTCATTTCCTGCTTGCTGTCCAGATTGGTTGGCCACGATAATACATTCAGCATCGGTAGAAACAACTAGATTTGCATTATGAGTCACCATTATTATTTGCCTATCGAGCTTCTTATTTCTAATGTAACCTTTAAGTTGATCATATATAGTTCTGTTATCTAAATTATCTTCTGGTTGATCAATTAAAATAGGATGCTCAGAATTACTTAAATGTAATAAAATACTCATAAGCACCAATCCTCTTTTACCAGGTGACATCTGAAGTATTTCATCATTCTTATAGAAAACAGAATAATCAATTCTAAAACAGTCAGAATATAATTTATTTAGAAGATCTTTAGCCGTAACACCATTTTTAAGATTAGGCAATCCTTTACCCAATCTGATTTTATCATAGATTAGATTGATTTTTTGAGCGTGTTCTTCATGATCATACAGGACATTTCCTTTTGCATCCAATAGTCCTGCCATGAATTCCGTTAAGTTAGCCCTACGATCAAATAAATCTAAGAAAGCATTAAACTGCTCGTTATCATAACTAACTTCAGCTTGGACTGAAATTTCATCGTCGAAAGAGTTTATAGGATCATTTACTAAAGAAACTATAGAGCTATATCCCTCCATAACTGACAGATAACTATTTTGCAAAGAAGATTTAATATCAGTTCCCATCTGAGTTTGTTTATCTATTTCAGCCTGTTTTTCGTTAATACGCTTTAATTTTCCATTTTCAACGATAAGCTTTTCACTTATTTCTTTCAGCTTCGATTGCTCTTTAATTTTTGCTGTAAATGGAAGCAATGAGGTATTTACTTTTGAAATATCACCTTCTATTTTATTTAACCAATACGGTATTTTTTTGATTTTTTCATGTAACTTTGACTCTACACTGGGATATACAGACTGCAATGATGAACTTATAAATTCAAAATAATCGTTCATTAATCTTGAATTTACATCGTGCGCAACATCCCTCTTGATAGATGAGAGCAGACTTGAAAACAAAACTTCAGAATTCACCTTATAGGATAGGATAACCTCCTTCGTAGTTTCATCCATGCCTATCAAAAATTCTTTGCGACTAAGCAGAGACTTGTTCCGAGACATCAAGAAATTATATATTCTTTGTTCTTGTTCTGAAAATCCTGATTTTTTTCTTAGCTCTTCAGACTGATTATTTAATTCTCTGATTTGTTTTTCCACATCCCCCTTAACTCCAACGTCCAGGCACTCTTTTTTCAAATAATTATAATGGTTAATACAGGAAAAAAGCTCACTCAATTTAGTCGATATGTTAATGTTGTTATCCGAGATCACACTCCTGATAGATTCTGTTTCTGTTTTAAAGTTTTCCCTCTGAGATAAAACTTTGCTGATCAATTCATTTAAATCATTCTTGCCCTCTCTCTCCGCAAGCTGATTAATATATAACTGAGGTATATAAGTTATGGGCTTAGTATTTTCATCAGACAGTTTACATACCTCACCATTATTCCACTCCACCTCAAAATCATAGGCTTGAGATTGCGTATATGGCGTCATTTTAGCAAGAGCCATTTTCTCGGTAACTTCATCTTTATTATTAGCTTTTGCTAAATTATATAACAAAAGAGACTTCCCAGAGGACTTCCCGCCGATTATGGTATTCAAATCCGCATTGAAGTTTATCCATTCATCAGTAAATACTTCCTTAGAAGACTTATTAATAAATCTGGCGCGCTTAATAATCTGATAATCATTTTTTTGGTGGGGATTATTTTCTTGGATTTTAACCCTAGACTCTGGATCATATACAACTTGTTTTAAACCTGAGAAATTAAGGTCAGCTTTAATCCAAGTATATCTATTCAATTTAGGTTTAAACAATTCTACTAAAGAATGTGCATCAGATCCCCATAGGCATGGCTTGATTTCTCCAAATTCACTTACATGCTGGTCCTTGTTATACTCCCCCAACATAAAGCTAACGGTTTTTGGATTAGAACTAAAGATAAAATGAGACTGTTTTATTAAGTTCTTCCTTATACTATGACTTTGTGAGTTCCAACTTATTTTGCTTAAGTCTTCATCACTTGGAATTCCCAACATATACTTATTATTATAGCGACTATTACCTTTTAATATTTGTGCTAAGTCAGATTCATTAATTGAAGCATTACATGCACCAATAAAAAAATCACTCCCTATGAACCCAGAATGTTCCGCTTTGAGACGCTGTCCGAATTCTTCAATGGTACGTTTAGTCAAAGGCCTTTTTTCTGTAGCTACTCCTACAGTTGCATCATATTCAATACTGAGCTGAGAAATTATTTCAGACTCAATATCATCAATATCTAAATCTCCACAAAGCAAAAGGTGATAGTTAAATTTATTGCCCCAATCTTTATTCTCTTTGTCGCTGGTAAGCAATTTACTTATCCTGAATTCAATATTGGGAAATAAGTAAATTTTACGTATTAAATCTATTTCTGAGTTAGAGAAAAGTTCTTTTAATTTCCCTTCATTCAAAAGGTACTCTGTTTTAATTTTTCTATAACCTTCTGGTATATAGTAGTCAGTTATACCAATTGCTTGAACGTTTTCTCTAATTGCAGCTTTAAACAATTCTTGAACGTAAGAATCCCAATCACCAAATTGGTTATTGAGCACTGATGCTGGCGTGTGGATATGAAGATCCCACTTCCTCCATTCCGATCCTCGTGATAATTCCATAATCAATTTCCAGAAAAGATTAAATTAACGCATCAGAATTGCTCTACTTCGATTTAGATGCACATCCAATGCACTGTGTTTATAGACAGCATTATGCTAACGCTGACTAGGAATGAATTTACAACTGCACAATGAGTAATGCGATTGTTTTTTCATCAAAACATTAGGGATTTTTTAGATTATATGAAAGCAGGTCACCATACCTTTGCATTGTATGAGAGCTATCTCAACCTTATTGGTGCGCCATACCCCCGCAGTACCCTTGAGTTAGATATGAGATATAGACACCGATTGTGATTTGGTTTTACTGTTCGCGCGCAATGCTATCCCCGCCACGCCTGCCCGCTTTATCCATCGCTTTTCATGCAGGTGCATGATGCGTGCAGAGCCGCGGCCGTTATGGCCTGAATGGGAGAAGGCGGTACATGATTTTGCATGCAGATCCATGCACGCTATGCATGCACGGCTCTTTACAAAGCGGCTCGCCAGAAAAAAGGCTTCAGGAAGACAAAAGACAGGAATAAAAAAACCGCTGGTTATGCAGCGGCAGTGTGAGGGATTAATGAATCTGGCGGAATGCAGAACCATAACGGCCCAGCGTCTGGCGTTCTCTTGCTGGTTCCGGTGATGGTACCGGTATTTTTTCCGGCTGCGGCGGTGCGGTGATCACCTTTGTGATGCTCTCATTAGTCTTGAAGGTGCAGGAGCAGTCCAGGTTAGTGCACTGGTGATAACGCTCTTTTACCTGCTCTGACATATAGCGGCTCGATTTGGTATGTGCCGCGCTTTTGCAGTAGGGACAGTGCATCATTTCTGGCTGCTCTCCTGAAGTTTTGCACGCTGCGCCCGGATTGATTCAGCCAGCTTCTGCCGGCGCACAGGATGGCGGTAAAGATCCATATCAATGCCCGTAAGCGGCGGGCGATATAGACCAATATTCTCCAGCAGCGGAGCCTCATTTAGTATGCTGTCTGACAGAGCAGCAGCCGCCCGCGTCAGCGCTTCACCGACCAGATAAGCCACGTCCTTAATACTATCCCGGTCGTCTCCGGTAAATGTCGGGGAAAGCTCTTCACGACGGAGACGCAGATTAATGGCCCACAGCAGCGACGGGCTCACGTTACGCAGCGCTGACTGCCAGTGTGCATCCGCAAATCCGGTAAACGCCGCGCTGTGTGATTCGACGTACTCTTTGCCACTACCGCAGCATTTCAGCATTGCCTCCTGCTTATCCAGCTCCAGCTCTTTTAGCAGCCCGCCAAACTCGTCGGCCAGTTCCCGGCTGGCGATGCGCTGAGAATGTTCGGCGCGCAGCTCGTCAGTGAGATTGCCTCGCAGGTTGCGAAAGCTCGTGCGCCAGTTGCTCTCGGCCTCTTTCCCTGCCTCAATGGCTGCCCGCTGCTCTTTTTCACAGCGGTCGATATCGGCGCAGATGCCGTTATAAGCTTTCATCCTTTCGGTATGTTCAGCGCGGGCTTTCTCGAAGCGTTCCAGTGATGCAGGTTTCTGTTCAGGCATGGTCATGGTTGTCTCTCATCGTCTGTAAAGGATGAGGCCATTCTGTCGTGTACCACAGGACAGCGCATTTCATTGCTTTCCGCCTGTCGATGAACAAACAAGGGCAAAACCGGTACGGGATGGCCCCCTAACTGATGATATTTCTTATATAACTGTTCACTGGTATTCACTGAGATAAAAAAGATAATAAATACAGTACTTAAAGTAGTGAACACTTTAAAATTAAGTCTTCACTGAGTATTCACCTGTGTTCACACAGTCTCAGATAACAGCTTTTTTTTGGCGAGCCTTTTTCAGATTTTAATCCTATTAATTAAAGCTTTTTAATCGCTGAAAGCTCTTAAAAGGCAAACACTGGCAAACGTTGGCAAACAAAGGCAAACAGGAGGTAAGAGAAGTGCTATTTGCTCATTTTTCAGCAATAAGGGGGTTGTTTACTTCACCAGAAATATAACCAGAATAGGGAGTTACCTGAAGACACCACCGGAACCGGACAGCACCGGCCGGACTCATAATGAGGTAACACCATGCACGCAGTTTCATCCGTACCGGCTCCTGCCATTACCGCAATCCGCGACGCCGTTTTCCCGCGCGACCGCTTCATGCGCCTGCCGGAAGTCATCAGCACCTGCGGCCTCTCACGCTCAACCATTTACGACTTAATCAGCCGGGAGCAGTTCCCATCGCAGATTTCCCTCGGCGGTAAAAACGTCGCCTGGCTGGCGTCAGAGATTGACGGCTGGATGCAGGCCCGCATCGCACAGCGCGCCGGAGGTACAGCATGATTACGCTGAATGTCGGCACAAAAACCTTTCCGCTCACCCGCGAAGAAGCCGCCTTTGTCGCGGAAAGTCTGAAGGCGGCGGTCAGCGGCAAACCCGCCACGACACCGGCTTTTACCAGCGGGATGCACGGCCATATTTCCGTGCTGAGTAAAAAAGCGAAGCCTGTCACGCAGGGCGCAAAGAAAGAAGACGGGAAATTCCGATCAAATCCGCCGCAATCCGATCACGTCCTGACCGGTTGCTGAGGAAAACGCCCCGATGAGTGAAAAAAGGCTTTTCTCTGGCGAGCGGCCGTTATACAGTTTTTGTGCTGCCGCAAAATCGGCAGCCGGGCGTAGGAACCCGAGTTACTCAATGGCGACACCAGACGCGCCATGCGTCTTTTTTTGTGTCTATGCCTCGGTGCACCCATTATCCGGGCAACGGTTCTTTAGCCGTTGCGCCGCCTGCGTAATGGTGGCCCGGGCGGGGCAGCCTCCGGGCTGGCCGGTATCCATTGAGGCCGGTATTCCTACCCCCGTCCGGGCTACCACCCATGAGCGTAGGAACTCCGGTGGTAGCAGCAACCGCTACTCAATGGAGATTGTCCTCATGACAACGGCCCTTACTGCCGCTCACCTCGAATTCACCTTTATTTTTGCCGCCGTGCGCCGCACCGATGCCGCCGCCCGTCCCTGCATGCTGCGCACTGTAGCAGGCGATGAGCGCAGCGCCCGCGCCAGCCTCGCCCGTGATTACGTCCTGTCCTTTGCCGGTCGTCTACCGGTTAAGGCGGTGGCGGCATGAATACCCTTTCTCAACACCTGAATAACCATGACACCTACCCTATTCCCCACGCTGACTATCTGCGTCTGCTGCACGCGCACACGGTCGGCGTGACCGTGCTCGATATGTTCGACTCGGTGAACTGCCTGAGCGCGCGCGGCTGCGTGCCGGACGGCGCGGCGCTTGCCTCGGTCGTCGCCCTGCTCACCGACCAGCTCGGTAAAGTTGTTGAAACCTGTGAATCCCGCATGTTAGCCACGGAGGCCCGCCATGATGACCGTTAATCACTCCTGCCTGCCAGTTGAGGTACGCACCGCCGTTTTCCGCCGCGCGCTGGCGCAGGGCTATCTGAATGCCTGCAAAAGCTTCGGCATTACCGTGTCAGCCACACTCGATGAGCTTCAGATGACTATCGCCCTTGAGCTGGAAGGCTTCTATGTGCGCCGTCACGGCCCGGATGCAGGCATGGAGATGGCCTGCACCATGCTGGGCGATATGGTTGAGCCGGATCTGCTGACAGCGCCGCCGCGCCTGACGCAGCTCGGCGTCACCATGATGGATGAACTTTTCCGCAGCCAGCTTGCGGCCGCCAGCCGCATCACGCTGCACTAAGGGAGAACATGCAGATGAAACATATCGTCTCTGACACCGTAAAGGCGGCTACCGGATTCTGGCCGCAGCTTCTGCCCGCGCTCGGCATCAGCGTGCACGCCGGGGGGCGACACGGTGCCTGCCCGGCGTGCGGCGGTAAAGACCGCTTCCGTTTTGACAATCAGGGCGGGCGCGGAACGTGGCTGTGTAACCAGTGCGGGGCCGGTGACGGCCTTAACCTGGTGGAAAAGGCGCTCAGTATCAGCGCTAAAGAGGCCGCCATGAAGGTGGCCGGAATGCTCGGCACGCTGCCGGAGTCAGCCCCGGTTATGCACGATGAAGCCGCAGACAAAAGCCGCGCGCAGGCAGACGCCGCCGCAAGGGCACAGGCACTTATCGCCGCCGCCGTCAGCCGCACGGACAACGCCTACCTTTCAGCCAAAGGGCTGCACGGTACGCAGGCGCTCACACTTGGGGATGCGCTGCGCTGTGGTGGCATCAGCTTTGCCGCCGGGGATGTGCTCATCCCAATGACCGGCGAAGACGGCACGGCCGTTAACGTGCAGCTCATCAGCGCCGCAGGCGACAAGCGCACCCTGCCCGGCGGGCAGGTAAAAGGCACGTACTGGCTGGCAGGCGAGCCGGATGGCAAAACGCTGTGGCTCACCGAGGGATACGCTACCGGCCTGACCGTGCACCGGCTGACCGGCCAGGCGGTTTACGTGGCGCTGAGCGCCAACAACCTGCCCGCGCTGGCAAAGCGGCTGCGTGAGTCACACCCCGGCGCGCTGATGCTGATTGCCGCCGACCGCGACGAAAACGGCACCGGCCAGTTAAAGGCAGAGGAAGCTGCGAAAGCCTGTGGCGGTAAAGCCGCCCTGCCGCCGGTTGCGGGTGACTGGAACGACGTGTGGCAGGCGCAGGGTGATATCGCCACGCAGGCGCAGCTCACCACGTTCACCCAGCCGCAGCCACTCAGCCCGTTTGAATCCGTCAGCGAGGCTGACCTGAAGGCCATGAGCGCCAGCCAGAAAGCCGAGTTGCTGGTCGCCCATTACGGAGAGGCGCTGGCCGTGCCGCCGGTCGGGGAGGAAATCTGCCGCTATGAGAACGGCGCATGGCAGGTGATGGAGGCGAAGGCGCTGCGCCGGGAAATCGCCGCGCTGTTTCAGAAAGTACGCGCACCGTTCTCGGCCGCCGGTATCGGCAGCGTGCTGGACACGCTCAAGCTGATGGTGCCGCAGATGGGTGAACCGTCCCGCCGCCTGATTGGTTTCCGTAACGGTGTGTATGACACCACGACAGGCACCTTCAGCCCGCACCGCCGCGAGCACTGGCTGCGCACCGTCAACAGTGTGGACTACACTGCGCCACGTCCTTGTGAAAATCTCGCAGACCACGCCCCGGCCTTCTGGAGCTGGTTAACGCGGGCCGCCGGGCATAATCCCGACAAGCAGGAGCGCATTCTCGCGGCGTTATTTATGGTGCTGGCAAACCGGTACGACTGGCAGATGTTTCTTGAGGTCACCGGCCCCGGCGGTAGCGGTAAAAGCGTGATGGCCTCAATAGCCACTCTGCTGGCCGGAAAAGACAATACCACGTCAGCCACCATCGACACGCTGGAATCCTCACGCGAGCGCGCTAGCGTGGTGGGTTTCTCGCTCATTATCCTGCCTGACCAGGAGAAATGGAGCGGCGATGGCGCGGGCATCAAGGCGATAACCGGCGGCGATGCGGTGGCAATCGACCCGAAATATCGCGATGCCTACTCCACACACATCCCGGCGGTGATTCTGGCAGTAAACAACAACCCAATGCGCTTCAGCGATCGCAGCGGCGGCGTGTCGCGCCGTCGGGTAATCCTGACGTTCCCGGAAGTAATACCGGCTAATGAGCGTGACCCGCAGTTGCTGGATAAAATCAGTAACGAGCTGGCTGTCATTGTTCGTCATCTGATGCAGCGCTTCGCGTCACCAGATGAAGCGCGCGATCTGTTGCAGGCGCAGCAATCATCCGGCGAAGCGCTGGAAATAAAGAGACAGGCGGATCCGCTGGTCGATTTCTGCGGCTACCTGATGCCGCTGAGCACGCCGAACGGACTGTTTATCGGTAACGCCAACATTCGCCCGATTAACCCTAAGCGCTATCTCTATCATGCGTATCTGTCATTTATGGAATCGCGGGGGCATCAGCACCCGCTCAGCCTGACGGCTTTCGGGCAGGCGGTGCCGCAGACCCTAAAAGAATATGAGCGCGTGCTGCTTAAGCGCCGTACGAATAACGGCATACAAACTAACTTAACGTTGCATGAGGACAGCGAGGCAGATTGGCTGCCTGCTTGCAGTCAGTAGATTATACAAACCCCAACCGGCTTAGGCCGGTTTTTTTA